GTCGAATGTAGCTAAAAAGAAACCAGCAGAGATTGTTGGTATAGATCAATCAATATTTGAGAATGACTCAGGTCTTGGAAACGAAGAGATAGATCAGGACGTACTTGGTATTCCTTTTCTTAAAACTAACTTATCGCCTGCCGTATTAGATGCAAACAGAGGTGCACTAAAAGGCGATATGTATAACACGGTAACTGGTGAAATATACAATGGAACAGAAGGTGTATTAGTAATACCATGTCACTTTCAAAGACGTTTCATTCACTGGTCCGCATTAGGTGACGATCAAAAGGCACCTATTGCTATATATGAAAAAGCTTCTGATTGTCCAAAAACGGATAGGATAAAGAAAGATCAGGGCGATAATAAAGATTATCTACTTGATGGTTCTGGTCACTACATTGAAGAGACACACCAACATTATGTCCTTGTCTGCAAAGAAGATGGCACTATGGATGCTGTGATGATTGCAATGAAAAGCACATCTTTAAAAGCTAGTCGTAAATGGAATATGCTAATACAAAGCAGAACTAAACAAAAGGCTGACGGCACTCCGTTTACTCCACCGAGGTTTTTATATCTTTATAAACTTTATACTGTTATGGAGAGCAATGCCAAGGCAAGCTATGCTGTGTGGGAGGCTAAGTTAGAAAAAGAAGTATCTAACATAAATGCTTATAATCAAGCTAAAGCTTTTCATCAATCTATAAAAAAAGGTGCTGTTGAAGTAAAGCATGAACAAGACACAACGGTAACTGAACCGCAAGTTCAAACACAGCCACCGGCTGATGAGCCATTGCAGAAAGATATACCGTTCTAGTCATGTGGGAAACTTTTAGTTCCATATTTGATGGACTGGAAGAAGCCTTTGGAACCTACAAGATAGATAAGACCCAGACCAATGGTAAAAAGTCTGGAAGAGCCGCTCTCGTAAGGGAGCCACGGACCAAGGATCATTGGTTGGGTCATCTGTCAGGTAAAGGAGACTCTATCGGTATCATCCCGATCAACGCCAACTCACAGTGTAAGTGGGGGTGCATAGATATAGATATGTATCCTTTGGACCACAAAGTGTTAGTGCAGAAGATCAGAAAGATGAAACTACCTCTGGTTGTGTGTAGATCAAAGAGCGGTGGCGCACATTGCTTCTTGTTCTGCACTGACTGGATTGATGCCAAAGATATGCAACAAACTTTACAACACATATCAGCATCACTAGGCTACGGCCAAAGCGAGATATTTCCAAAACAGATAAAACTACATCTTGATAGAGGAGACGTAGGTAATTTTCTTAACCTACCATATTACGACGCTGAAGGCGGTCTTAGGTACGGTATTAAAGACGATGGCACTTCGGCTACCCTAGAAGAGTTTATAGCGCTGTACGAGCAGTATAAGCAGACTATTGAGCAGATTGTATCGCTACAGATAGAAGAAACGCCAGACACAACTATAAAAGACGGACCACCATGCTTACAGACGCTATGTGCTGGTAAGATAAGTGAGGGTGGACGCAATAACGGATTATTTAATATCGCAGTGTATCTGCGTAAAGCATACCCAGACAGCTGGGAGACAGAGATACTTACATATAATATGACATTCTTAGACCCACCGCTTCCCTTATCAGAGGTCAACATAGTGGCTAACCAAGCCAAGAAGAAAGATTACGCCTACAAATGCAACGATGCACCAATCAATGCACATTGTAACAAAGAGTTGTGCCGAACTAGGATGCACGGCGTAGGATCAGCGGTACAAGGTGCAACCATAGCCAACCTTAGAAAGTACAACTCCATACCACCAGTGTGGTTCATGGATGTAAGTGGAGAGCCCTTGGAGCTCGATACAGAAGCGCTTCTATCACAGCCCACATTCCAGAAAGCTTGTCTTGAACAGCTGAACTTCATGCCAAGAACAGTAAGCAAGCAAGTGTGGGAGGCTCGTATTGGTGCGCTAATGACAGAGATGAAAGAAAATGAAGCGGCTATCATTGAGGTTGCAGAGGACGCAAGCACCAGTGGTCAGTTCTATGATTACCTAGAAGAGTTCTGTAGTCATCTACAGCAAGCACAGGAAAGAGACGAGATACTGTTAAGACGGCCTTGGACAGACGAAGAGGCTAACTTAACCTACTTTAGGCTTCGTGATTTTGAGAACTTTCTGAAGAAGAATAAGTTCTTTGATTACAAGTCACACAAGATTGCCCAGCGCTTACGGGATATAAATGGGTCCAGTTTGGTTATGAAAATAAGTAACCGTTCCGTTCGCGTTTGGGCAATACCATCATACCATAACATGGATCATCAATTTAATACACCTGATATGGGTCCAAAAGAAAAGGAGCCTTTCTAATGGTTAAGATGTTTGTTTTAATCTGTGTTGTCTGGGTAGAAGGCAGTCGGTATGAGGGTGGCGAACAGAAGTGTATTATGCACCAAAGTCAGGTGTATTATGCAAACATAGATCAATGTCGGGCCGATATACCTAAAAGTAGATTTTTAATTGAAAGGGGTATCTTTGATAATTTTGGCGAAGAGCCTGTGGATTATACAATACAGGCGGGATGTTTTGAAGGAGCGTAAATGACCGAAGAAAAATTAATTAAGGCTGACGGCCTAGAAGATGCAATCATAGGCGTGGGTAGCCGTATAAATATGCCTGAAGTATTAATATACAGCTATAATAAATGCGTAAAAATCTTCATGGAAAGAGACGGTATGACACATGAAGAAGCTATTGAGTGGATGGAGTATAACGTAGTCGGTGCATGGGTAGGAGAAACCACGCCTATTTTTGTACATGAAATACCATCAGATCAAAAAGTAGATGAGTTTTTGGAAGAACTCGGCTTTGAACAACCTGTTAATGACAACGGTCTTCAAAATTAATGTTTCGTATCTTTGGACCACCCGGCACGGGCAAGACAACTACGCTACTGAATATGGTAGACGAACAGCTACAAAAGGGCACAAACCCTAACCACATAGCGTTCCTTGCCTTTACAAAGAAAGCGGCCAATGAGGCAAAAGAAAGAGCCGCCAAGCGTTTCAACCTAGATCCAGACGAAGACCTTTGTTTTTTCAGGACCTTACACTCACTGGCGCTGTCCATGACTGAGATAAGAACAGAACAAGTCATGTCAGGCATACACTATCAGGAGCTGTCCAAGAAGATTGGTATCAGCCTCAGTAAATCGCCGTCACTGGATGCAGAGATACAAGATATACAAAGTAACGATCATCCTATACTCAACACAATCAACTTGGCACGGCTCAAGAAAGTAGACGTAAGACAACTCTACAACGAGACATACATAGAGTATGACTGGAATACAGTTAATTACGTTCATCAGTGCTATAAAGAATACAAACAAAAGAACAATCTATTTGATTTTACTGATATGCTCCAGAGCTTCATTGACAGCGCCGATCAATGCTGTCCCACATTTCAGGTTACATTCTTAGATGAAGCACAGGATCTAAGCCCTCTACAGTGGGACATAGCCCACGCCCTAGATAAGAAGTCCAAGTTCATGTTTGCAGCTGGGGACGATGACCAAGCCATATATAGATGGGCCGGAGCTGACGTAGAACATTTCATAGCCTTAGACGGCTCAAGCGAAACTCTGTCGCAGTCATTCCGTGTACCAAGATCCATACACGCCGTAGCAGAGCAGATAGTCGGCAGGATAAAACACAGATACCCAAAGCGCTACCAGCCAAAAGACGAGAATGGATCAGTCAAGCACATAGCCCGTATAGATGATCTTGATCTATCTGAAGGGCAGTGGCTTATCATGGCTCAGGCCGGTTACATACTGAACCCAGTCGCTGAGACCCTGAAGTCTCTGGGGTTACTCTATAATCACAAAGGTCACAGATCTATCTCAGCTAGAATATCTGCGGCAGTGAATGGCTGGGAACAGCTCCGTAAGGGGCGGTCTATTACACTTGAAGCGGCTCGTGATGTTTACAGCTACATGAGCACCGGTACACGGGTCAAGCGTGGGTTTAAAAAGCTGTCTGGATTAGATAGCGATGTATTACTGGACATGAACTTCTTGCAAGAGCAGTGCGGTTTGCTAGTCGGCGATGAGCTGATATGGCACAAGGCGCTCGATAGGTTGCCTGAAGAACAGCGTGTGTACATAACAGCGTTGTTGAGACGAGGAGAGAAGTTCAATGCAGAGCCCCGCATCACAGTGTCCACGATACACGGAGCCAAAGGCGGAGAGGCTGACAATGTAATCTTGTTTACAGATCTATCTCCCGCGGCTGACGAGGCTTTTCGTATAGGCAACGACGATGTTCACAGAGTATTTTACGTTGCAGTAACACGAGCTAAACAAAATTTATACATTATAGAACCGGAGGACAACAATAGGAGTTACTACATATGAAAACTTATGAACAAGCTAAAAAGGAGATGGTAAGTCAGATAGAAAACTTGCAAGAAGTTATTAAATTTCTAAGAGAAAACGCCTATTACGAAAAAATTTGTGGAAGTTGTAGCGCTAAAATGCGTTTAAGAGTAAACGATTTTAGAGCTAATGAAAGAAAATTTTGTAATGATGCTTGTAGAGCTAGAGATCAAAGACGTAGAGATAAGAATAAATGAGTAAAAAAAAACCACCACACATTAGATTTTATTGCAAAAAATGTAAAAAGCTTGGGAGACAAAAAGATTTCATAATGCCTGTTAACAATTTAGATGGAATAAAAGGTATTAGTATGGCTTGCATAAATTGTTTACACGATAAAGGGTATAGATTTAAAGGATGGTATAAGGGAGATAAAGATGAGACACCTAGAGTACATGAAAATGAGATTAAAGGAGGAAGAGATGAAAGACATGGTAAACCATCCTGAGCATTACACAAACAGCTCAGTCGAAACCATAGACATGATTGAATCTATTACAGCTGAGGGCTTTCATTATTACCTTGAAGGTAATATACTCAAATACTTAGCGCGTTATAGACACAAAAACGGTATCCAAGATTTACAGAAAGCACAGTGGTACCTTAACAAACTTATAGAGGTACAACATGACACTTCAGATGGCGATGTTCACACCGAAGTCAGAATGGATTCCACCACACGAACTCCCTGACATTACTGGTGCTAACACAATAGCAATAGACGTCGAGACCAGAGACCCTGATATTAAACAGAGCGGCCCCGGATGGCCCACTGGCAACGGCGAGATTGTCGGCTACGCTGTGGCTACCGAATACTGGAAAGGCTACCTACCAATCAAGCATATGGGCGGTGGCAATCTTGACGAGCGTATAGTCAACAACTGGATGAAGAAAGTCTGTGAGTGCCCAGCTGATAAGATCATGCACAATGCACAGTACGATGCCGGTTGGCTACGGCGCACGGGTTTTACAATCAACGGCCGTATCATTGATACTATGGTCATTGCATCCTTGCTTGATGAGAACCGATACAGCTTCAGCCTGAACGCTCTAGCCTACGACTATCTAAATAAAACCAAGTCTGAAAAGGGGTTGAGCGAAGCAGCAGTCGAGTTTGGCGTAGATCCCAAGGGCGAGCTCTGGAAGCTACCGTCAATGTATGTAGGACCGTACGCCGAGACCGACGCCGAGCTGACACTGGAGCTCTGGAACTGTTT